ACGGTCTGAAGTGGTGGAAACCTCAAGATAAATATGAACCAGGAGATTGGGTATCGTACAGATACCAAGCTCACAATAAGGATTTTTCTAAAATTCTGTGGCCAGAGAAGTTTAGCGAGGAACGCCTTAAGGCCATACGTCAACGCTATATAAATCAAGGCCATCCTGAAGGATACTCACAAGAGTACCTGAATTATCCCATCGATGAATCTACAGCATATTTTCGAAAAGCAGACCTACTTCCTATAGACGAAGAAACTTTAGGTGAGTACGGAGAACATTATGCTGCGGCGGATTTGGCTATATCCCAAAAGGACCACAGAGCCTACTCAGTAATTATTACAGGTAAGCTACTAAATTCAGGCGTTCTACAGATTGTCGATGTATTACGATTTCGTGGAGATTCTCTGGATATTATTAATAATATCTTCGCTACTCAAGGTAGATACGATATTGAATTATTCGGGATTGAGCAAGAAAACATCGCTAAAGCCATAGGACCTATTCTGTACAAGGAAATGGGTATAGATGGTAATCCATACGTTTCTATTGAAAAACTACCTCCAATTCACGATAAGGAAGTCCGAGCTAGACCGATCCAAAAATTGATTAGGGCCGGCAAAGTTCAATTTGATCAAGACGCAGAATGGTGGCCTGAGTTACAGCAAGAGTTAATACATTTTCCTCGTGGTAAATACAACGACCAAGTAGATGCTCTAGCTTGGTTAGGTTTCATGATTGATAAAATGGCTTATGTTCCAACTAAAAAAGAAATCGAAGAAGAACTCTACGAAGAAGAAAAAGAGGAACTTCAAGATCCTATCGAAATCGGAATGAATTGGATAACACATTACTAATATGGCAGACAAAGAACCTTACGATATTGCTACTGCTCATCAAGAGTTAAATTTAACTAAATACATTGATGAAGATAAGCTAAAAGAAATAGGTAATGAACTTGTTAGTTTAATCGACGAAGATCTTGACTCAAGAAAAGATTGGGAAGAAAAGAACGATCGTTGGTTAACTTTAGCTACTCAAGTTATTTCGCCTAAAAGTACTCCGTGGCCAAATGCCTCAAATATAAAATTTCCTGTATTGAATACTGCTGCTGTGCAGTTTCATTCACGCGCCTACGCGTCCCTACTTAATAACAAGGATCTTGTTAAACCTAAGATTATAGGTAAGGATAAAGACGGATCTAAGACGCAAGTAGGTAATCGTATAGCAAGCTACATGTCTATTCAAATTAATGACCTTATGCCAGATTGGCACGAGGAAATGGATAGACTTTTATTTCTTTTACCTGTAATAGGACTAGTCTACAAGAAGACTTACTTTGATCCTATCGACGCTAAGAAATATTCTATAATGATTCATCCTCGTGATGTTATCATTAATTATGCAGCACGAGACTACAAATCGGCTCGAATGACTCACAGGTACAGCTTACCTGAAAATATCGTTATAGAGTATATTAATGCTGGTTTATTTGATGATATAGAGCTTGATAAAGACTCTCCAGAAGAAATGAAACGGGAGGGTCCAGAAGACACAATTCAAGGCTTAACCCCACCAGCAAGTAACGGCAGTAAGGAATATGGAAGTCACGATCATTTATTCTATGAAGTTCATACAGAGCTTGATTTGGATGAGGATGGCTATAAAGAACCGTATATTGTTTATATCAAGAAGTCTACTCACGAAGTAGCTCGTATAGTAGCTAGGTGGGATAGACCAGAAGATATTAAACAAGACGAAGATGGGAATTTAATCAAAATAGTTCCTACCAACTACTTTACTGCATATCAATTTATGCCTGATCCAGAAAGCAAGGTTTATGCTATTGGGTTTGGTATTCTATTAGGTCCGTCTAACGAAGCAATCAATACAATTATAAATCTTCTTGTAGATGCAGGCGTATTGTCTAATATTCAAGGCGGGTTTATAGGAAAAGGTGCGAGAACTCCAGGAGGAAGTTTTGGTTTTACTCCGGGTAAATGGACTATGCTTCCGATTCATGCAGAAGATTTGCGTAAAGTCATTTATCCATTACCAGTAAAAGAACCGTCCTCAACTCTTTTTCAATTACTCGGGTTGTTGATTCAAGGATCTAAAGATTTGGCATCCATTCAAGATGTAATGGTTGGTAAATCTCCAGGTCAGAATACTCCATTTTCTACTACTGAAGCAGTATTAGAACAAGGTATAAAAGTATTTAACGGTATCTATAAACGTGTTTATAGGTCGTTTACTGAAGAGCTTAAAAAGCTTTACAGATTAAATTCTTTGTATCCTGACGATGAGATGTATCAGACTATCCTTGACGAGCCTGTAAAGATGAGCGAGGATTTTAGTCTAGAGAATCTAGATGTAATTCCTTCAGCTGAGCCTGACATGGTTCAAGAAGCTCAGAAGATTGTCAAGGCTAATGGATTACTTGTAAAACTACGAGAAGGGCTTCCGTTGAATCCGACTGTAGTTACTCGCATGATTCTTGAGGCGGAAAACCAAGAGAACATCAAGGAATTGATGACTGTTCAACCTCAGCCTGATCCTAAGATTGAACTAGAAAAACAGAAGTTGCAGATGGAGGCTCAAGATCGTATGATCGAGCGTCAGCTTGAGGCTACTAAGATTAGGGCTCAAGCTATTAGAGATAATGCCTCTGCTATTAGTACATTACGTCAACTTGATATTAAACTTTCTGAACAACAGCAGAAGGAGGTTCAACAGCACCTTGATCAAATAAACAAAGAACGTGAATTAGCTCTAAAAGAGTTAGAGATAATTACCAAGGAGATGGAATCTAGGCGTAAAGCCAAACAGGAAACTAAAGAACCTAAGGAAACTTAATAGTGCTGAATCGATCCGAACAGTATCGAAAAGAAGCTAACGAACTCATTGCGACATGCAATAAAAGTGATTTACATCAATGGAAGATAAATCCATTTACCCGTGCTTTAATTTGTCACATTTCAGCAGAAGTATTGTGGCTACAGGAAGCATGGAGTAATTCAGCTTTTGTGGATGAGGATAATGCAGATCGTAGCTCTCAAAAGAATTTGATTAATATTGGTCGCGCAGAAGCGCTACAAGATACATTACTTCAAATAGAGGATTTAAAAGTATTGGAAGAAGAGAATGATTAAAACTAGTATAGAACCATTAGGATTTAGAGTATTAGTAAAATTAGACGATATTGAACGTGTTACTCCAGGAGGGATCATACTCGCTCAAGACGAAAAATTAGTTCAGTGGGCGCAGCAGCGAGCGACAGTGGTTGCTATTGGGCCCATAGCATGGCAAGCCTTTAGATATGTTGACGACAGCGGAATCGAGAAGAATGGAAGACCGTGGGTCAAAATTGGCGATAAAGTTTTAGTAAACAAATATGCTGGTCAGAAGGTAGTAGATACTGATTCAGGAGAAGAGTTTGCTTTATTTAATGATGAAGATATTATCTGTAAAGATAATTCTAAAAGAGATAACGAGGAAGATTAATAATGCCGGACGACAAAGACAAAAAAGATGATGTCAAGAAGAAAGTAGATATTTACGAAATTGGCACAGACCAAGAAGATGATACTACTTCTGATGATCAACACGAAGATTATGATACTTTCCAAGAACAACGAGCCGCAGCTAATGGGCACGTTTCCAAGGAAGAGTGGATAGAACAAGGTAAAGATCCTAACGAATGGTTAGATGCAAAAACATTTAATATTCGTGGAGAATTACTTGGTAAGATTATCCATCAAAATAAACAGCTATCTTCATACGATAAGAAGATTAAGGATCTAACTAAAGCCCTAAAAACTCTTGGTGAACATAACAAGAAAATTCAAGAAATTGAATATAAAAAAGCTTTAGCAGAGCTTAAACGAAACAAAGTTGATGCTCTTCAATCAGATGACCACGAAGCGATTGTGGAAATCGATGAGCAAATAAATGAATTGAAGCAAGCTAAGAAAGAGGTTGATGATTCTCCTGAGGACATCGTCGAAGATGATACTTCAGCAGACACATCACAAGAAGGTGGTATTCCTATCGAAATTATGGAATATCTTGATAACCCTGCAAATGCGTGGTATCACACCAATGCTGCTATGCGTTATGCAGCAGACGGTCACGCAACAGTTTTACGTAAAGAGAACCCCAATTTGACTCCTGCTGAGCTTGTCAAGAAAGTTGATGAGTTTGTTAAGGAGCAATTTCCAGATAGGTTTGGTATCAAGAAAGCTGCTGTTAGTAAAGTAGGAGTTGGGAATCCGTCAACTACTAAAAACAGGGGTGCTAACTCTAAGTATACGATTAGAGATTTAGATGAAGATACACAACATATTGTTCGTACATTAGTACGATCTGGTACATTTGAATCAGAACAAGCATATGTTGATCAACTGGAAAAGATTGGTTATTTCGCAGATAAAAGGTAATTACAATGGAACAGACTAAGCGCCGTAGAGGCCGCCCCACAAAGATTGAAGTAGCTCAGAGAGAAGCTCAAGCTAATCGTCCAACACGCGAACGCCTAAGTGGCCCAAGAGATATCTTAACTGTTAGAGGTAAAGATCCTAAATTTTTTTATTATTGGGTTGAAGATGCATCTGAAGATGGTAACAACATTTTTAGGTTTCAGCGTGCTGGTTATCAATTGTGCTCAACCAATGAAAATTTGGATGTGAGCAAAAACCTTCACTTTAGTTCGCATAACGCTGGCTCTATTTATCGAATTCCTGCATCCAAGTTCGGTAATACGTATCTTTATTTGATGCGTAAACCGATGGAATGGTATTTAGAGGATAAAAAGGCTGAGGAAGCCGAGATAGAGGCCGCAGAGAAAGACGCAACCCGCACAAAACGTGAAGAAGGAGAATATGGAGAAGTTACTACACGTACTAAGTTTTACAATCCTGAAGATTTAGACTAAGGTTAGTAGTTACATCTCCATGTGTTATTTTATTTTAATTTTGGAGTAAATTATGGCAAATATTGATCGTCCTAATGGATTTCATCCTGAAGGCACAGTCAGTGGTGCTTCGTGGACTGCTAAAGTCCGCAGATATGCTGTTGCTGCTCGGTCGGATGCGACCAATAATCATGGAGATATTTATCTGGGAGATCCAGTTAATTTATCAACCTCTGGTGTTATTACAGTAGCTAATAGTGGTTCCGATGTATTAGGTGTAGTTGTAGGTGTTGGCGACGCGTCTAGTATCACTCATGGTGATAATGGTCCTTTCAATGCTAGCGATCTTACACAGCGATATATCGCACACGATGAAGCTGGTTATGTATGGGTTGTTGATGCTAAGGATACTATTTTCAGCATTCAAACCGATTCAGATCTTGATTTGAGTCCTGGTGAATTGGCTGATTTTAATGTCGTAGCAGCTACTGCGCACGGTAGCCGGACTACTGGTTTTTCAAGTGCTGAATTAACAACTGCATCTGATAATGATGTTATTGTTGTAGAAGACGACACAAGTCCGAACAACGATACGACTTCCGCTAATGCGGTTCATTATGTGATGTTTATTAATCCAGTTAATGCTCAAAGCTAGGAGATTATAATGGGTGTTGTAACAAGTTCAAGTTTTGCAAAATCCTTGTATCCTGGTGTGAGTTCGTGGTTTGGTATGGAGTATAATGATTGGGAAGAATTATATCCTGATTTATTCGATACTTATACTTCACGGCGAGCATATGAAGAAGATGTTGGTACTGTAGGACTGGGTCTCGCTCAGAAGAAATCCGAAGGTAAGAGTATTACATACGACGAAACATCACAAGGCTTCATTACTCGTTACTCACATACGGTATGGGGTAAGGGTATTATATTTACTCGTGAGTCGATTGAAGACGATTTGTATGATGTAGTTGGTCCAGCAAAAGCTAAAGGCTTAGCTCGCTCACTGCGTCAAACAAAGGAAATTAATGCTGCTAACGTATATAATCGTGCTTTCAGTAGTTCTTATTTAGGCGGCGATGGTGTAGAGTTATGTAGCTTGGTCCATCCAAATTTTTCTGGTGGTACATGGGCTAACGAATCCAGTACTTCTGCATCATTATCAGAAGCTGCGGTTGAACAAGCATGTATTGATATCATGAAATGGACGGATGATCGCGGATTGAAAATTCGCGCCTTACCTGTAAGTCTGCATATCCCTGTAGATCTTATCTGGGAAGCTGAACGTCTTTTTAAGACTCCGAATCGTGTAGGTACAGCAAATAACGATATTTCCGCACTATACTCTAAGGGAATCTTTAAGAGTGGTGTAAAAGACAATATCTATTTTTCTAGTACTACCGCATGGTTTATTCGTACTAATGTACCTAATGGTATGAAGTATTGGTCCCGGCGTAAGATGGAGTTCGATATCGATAACGATTTCGCTACTGAAAATGCGCTGTATAAAGCAACCGAACGTTATAGTTTTGGTTGGACTGATCCTCGTGCTATTTATGGTTCTGCTGGAGCGTAATTTAATTGACAGGAGGGAGCCTAAAAACTCCCTCCATTACTTTGGAGTAAACTATGACAAGTTTATTTAAATTACTAGGCTGGGAAGGCGGAACATTCGAAGTTACTGAAGATTCTAGCGGAAATGTTGATATTGCAGTTACTGGAGATTTGCGTGCTACATCTAATGTCGGTACAGCAGGAACTGGTGTTACGGCTGTAGAATATGGCGATGGTCATAATCATACAACTGTATTGACTTTGAGTGGCGTAGCTGCGACTATCGGAGATAATGCTGCTTTAGCTGGCGGCGCGTTAATTTATACGCTTCCTGCTGGTCCAATCCTGGTTAATTCAGCTACTATGAATGTTGGACTAACTTTAACTACTGGTACTCCTACTACGGATACACCAGAACTCGGGTTGGGTACTACGCAAGGCACTGGAGTTAATGCTACCTTAGGTGATGTTGATGCAGCTGCTGAGAATATTTTAGGCCCGGCTGTAGCCGATGATATTGCTGGTACAGCGGAACTATTAACTCAATCTTCTGCTCTTGCTATTGAAACAGCAGGTGATCACACTATCTATTTTAATTATGCAGACACATGGGCTAATGTAGATGATACAGATGCTACCCTTGATGGAACTGTTGTAATTAACTGGACAAGTCTGTACGCATAATATAATTGTAGTTAGTTTGTGGTGCCGTCTATCAACTGGCGGCGCTACATTTTCTTATTTTACAAAGAGTAAATAAATGGCTTACGGTTGGGCTTCAAGCATTTCCGCTGGTAATTGGGGAACGGTTACTACTGATACGATTAACAATGCACTTCCCGGTTATACAAAATCACCGGGCGATGAGAATATATGCTCCCCGTGGTCTGGTGGTGTTTTAGCGACTGATATATTTGCCTTGAAAGGTGGAGGACATACTGATGGTTGGGTCAACGGGTGGTATGCACTTGATTTGTCGTCTGATTCGCCGACGTGGAGTGCATTGGCTAACAGTCAGAGCAACTCGACCAATACCGTGTACAACGACGGTAATGGAATTTGGGCTGACGACGCACCAAGCTCAAACCATACTTACGGTAACCTTGTCTACGATTCGGTCAATAATTGCTTGTTGCAGTTTGGATTGCCTGCAATTTGGTCAACGAATGCGGATAGTTTTCGTTATCTTATCGCGTACGATCTAGATACGTCAGCGTATTTGATTACGTCAGGTACATCGGATTTGACGAATATACCGACGATAAGTGGCAGCATTGAAGGCTGTACACTGCGACACCCGACTACAGGAATGATCGCGTACTTTGGTACAGCTGCTGACGGGATAATCATCTACAATCCATCAACCGATACTCATACCGAAAAAGTCGTCGATATCACATCAATGGAAGATCAGGTCTCCGTTGCATACGATCCAGTTCGTGATCGTGCTGTATTCTGCGGTGACGGTAATTTATGGACAATCGAGGGTCTGTTCGAGCTTGATCTACCATGTACGCTTGTGAGCATCACTGATTCTGGTGCCGCCGGCGGACAGGCGCTTATAAATGCATCTGCACCAGGATTTGTATATGTGCCCGAAATGGATCGTTACATAGGTTGGAATGGAGGCCAAGCATTATATGAACTACACCCGGAAACATGGATTTGGTCTGCTTTAAGCGTTGCTGGTTCAACACCAACCAGTGCACAAGCAAACGGTACTTTTGGCCGTTTCCAATACCACGCTGAAACAGGGTGCCTGATCGTTGTAAATGATATAGACGAATCTACATATGCTTTTAAGCTGGATACGTCTGGTTACGCCGCGAAGCAACATTCCACAACTGTTGGCTTTGGCTCACAAGCCGTATTCGCAAGCGGCGGCTGGACCAATGCGTCCAATTTGCTTGTTGATGATGGTAATTACGCAACCCCGAGCGGAAGCGGTGCAAAACATCGACTTTATGCGCAAACAGCTTCACCGAGCATCCCATCAGATGCAACAAATATTGGCTGTCAGATTTATTACCGAAGCGTTTACGATACCTATCCTGATGGTGGCTGCACAACAGCCGCGCAGATATCGATAGACGGGACTACTGCTTCTGATCAGATACAGGGTCTTGCTACTCAGTACTCTGGCGTAGCAGAATCACATAGTTTTGGTGGATCTGCTGAAGATTGGGGTGTGACATTAACGTATACAGCTGCTAATGGAAGCACGTTTTCAGCTTTACCACAGCTTTATTCAGATGATGGATACCCGGAAGAAACAGCAGTTGAGTTTGTCGCAAGACGTTGGTATTGGGATTCGGCAGCAGAACCGCCAGCATCTACTGTTCCACCACTGTATCACCATTATAGGATGATGAAACGATGATTTATTTACGTCAATCAACAGCATCGCAGTCCGTGCTAGTTGGGCCGTTTGTTGATTCAACAGATGGCGTGACAGCCGAAACTGGTTTGACGATTGCTAATACTGATATTCGCTTGTCTGCTAACGGCGGGAATATGGTAGCTAAGAACTCAGGCGGAGGTACACATGACGAGATTGGATATTACACGATCACATTAGATGCGACTGATACGGCTACGGTTGGGCGGTTGCAATTATGTATTAATGCTACTGGTGCGCTGCCTGTTTATCATGAATTTATCGTTTTGGAAGAGGCGGTATATGATAATTTATTCGCTGCGAGTGCTCCTGGTCCATTGGCTGCTAATAATAACGGGTCTGGATTGACTGAAGCCGGCGGTGATGGTGACCATTTAACTGCAATTAATCTGCCTAACCAAACAATGGACATTACAGGAAACCTATCAGGCTCAGTAGGTAGTGTTACAGGTAATGTGGGAGGTATAGCTGGAACTATTACTACTTTAGACGCTTTGGATACTGCGCAAGACACACAACATGCGCAAACGCAGAGTGATATTGCCGGACTGAATGATATTGCCGCAACGGATATTGTATCAGGCGGGGCGATCACAACGTCAGGCGGTGTTGCCAACGCCAATATTGAACAGATCAGTGGTTCTTCTGTAACCGAATCATCGTCCGGACGCATTGCCGGAAATTTCAATACGTTTTTTGATAATGCTGATTCGGCCAGCGCGCAAACACAAGATGATGTCGGCGGCGGTTCAAGTCTAACCGTTGCAGATATTGCAGATGGTGTGTGGGACGAATTGCAATCAGGCCATGTTGGTGCTGGGACGTTTGGAGAAATTGCCACCGAAATAGCTAGTATTTTGGTTGATACCAACGAACTGCAAACCGACGATATACCGGGTGCAATTGCTGCATTAAATGATCCAACGGTTGCTGAAATTAGATCCGAGATTGACAGTAACAGCACACAATTGGCAGCGATTATTTCTGCACAAACCACAGCTCAAAATGATCTGGATATTGTAACCGGCGTTGACGGCGTGACGCTTGCTACATTGCAAGGTAATTACGCGCCTGCGAAGGCTGGTGATGAAATGGACTTTGTAGATGCTCCTAATTCTACGGCTGTTACTGCTATTCAAGGCGATGGTTCAGCTTTTACTTCTATACCGTGGAATGCTGCTTGGGATGCTGAGGTTCAGAGCGAAGCGCAAGATGCGATAACAGCTTCTTTTACATTTAGTAATGGTAATGTTTCGGCTAATATAGAAGAGATTAATACCGTTACTATTACAGGTAATGGAAGTACTGGAACGGAGTTTAGCATATAATGGCCATTGGAATAATATGGGCTGACATATGGGACGAGTCTATATGGGACCCTACTATATGGGCTCAAACCCTAACTATACGAACTTCTTCTATAGTAGAAGATAAGGAATCAGATCCTGTGGATGATATTGTGGAGAATAAAACTTAATGAAACCTATTACAGTGACTGTTACAAGTGCTGCATCTAAAATTATTGCAGTTGATCGTTTTGGTGGTGATGTGTCTGTGGCCGCTGATTATGAGGCTGGTACTTCTTATACAGTTCAATATACGCTGAAAAATATTCATGATCCTATTGTTTATGCAGCCTTGGTTGCAGATGATTGGCATGATGTAACAGACATGACAGCCGCAACTTCGAACACAGCTAAATCTATTAAAGCTCCAATATGCGGGTTAAAATTAACTCATGCAGGAACAAATTCTACTGTATTTGATATTTTACAAGCTTCTGCTCCTTAAGGACTAGTCATGTCGCACGGACTAAATCCTGGCTATAAATCTGGTGAACACTGGGTTGAGTGCGAACGGTGCGGTAAACATCGATACGCAAGTCAGATTGTAGTCGAACGAAGTAAGGGCGGACACAAAACGTTTAAGGTGTGTAAAGATGGATGTTTTGATCCTGTACATCCTCAAGAGTTTGTTAGAGCAGTGGACGATAAAGTAAAAGCAAACGAACCTGTAAGAACACCCTCCGAACCTGAATATACTGATGTTACGTTTCTTGATCCTACTAGCGCCGTTCCAGATGGAACTTTTACTGTAGATTAATATGGCCAATTCTAATTATGTAGCAACCGTTGATTCTATAATCCAAGAAGCTTATGAACAGCTTCAGGTGCTAGAAGAAGGTGATACTTATAATACAGCTCAGTTTGATTCTGCACTTCCTACCCTAGCTATGCTGGCGTATGAGTGGCAAAAATCAATCAATGTATTTGCTCTACAAGAAACTTTTCTCTTTCTTGTTAAGAATAAGTATCAATATGATACTAGTGTGTTCAGTCAAAGTGCTAGCACGTCTTATGTAAGTCCTGGCTTAACAGGGCTTGCTCCTTATGTGTATGATTACAACACTGTAGGATTGTCAGCAGCATCCTCGGGAGCTACGTCTATAACTACGGACGACGCGACTTCTATAGCCGCAGATTCAGTAGTAGGCATACCTCAAGCTGATGGAAGTGTGCACTGGACTACGGTTTCTTCTGGAGGTTCTACCTTTACAATTGCTGATGCCTTGACTGATGATGTTGATACGTCATTTGACATGGTGTATTCGAGTAGTATAATGACTCGTCCACTTAATATCATATCAGCAGCTTTACGTAATTTTCATACAAATATTGATTTAGGATTAGATATTATCAATTACTCGGATTATAATTATCTTCCTAATAAAACTACAACAGGACAAGTCTCACAACTTATGTATAATCGTGAGGTTGTTACTGGAGATTTGCGGGTGTGGCAAGCTCCTAGTACTTGGGATCAATGTCTAGTGTTGTGGGTTCACTCCCCTACACAGTTGTTATCTTCTGCTACAGATTCTATAGCAGCTTCAGCTGGATCAATTGGATTTCCTCAAGAGTTCTTTTGGGCATTGTCGATTAACCTAGCCAACAGGCTTATTAATAAGGTTGGGTGTCCTCGTGATGTAGCGTCTCGTATTGAGCGACAAGCTGCCTTAGCCGAAATGGAAGCTTTCAACAGCGACACTATGATGGAATTGAGTTTATACCCAGATCTAGAGAAGTATTAGTATGTATCGTGTACCTTTAGCTGTAGATTTAACTATTGAAAATTTTAGTGGTAGTTCAATCACTAATTTTTCGTCGTTTATTAAAAATGGAATAGTTGAGATACAGAAAAGTGATCCTTATGATAAGGTGGTAGTTACTTGCCGTCCGAGCTTTGATGTATATGAGGAAAACGATACAGGTACTGAAAAAGGAAGAGGATATATTTATTGGGCCGATAATTCTGCTGGGTATTTTGTTAATGATGATACCGTATACAAAAATAATTATGCTACTACTGTTGGTACCATATCGTCAGGATCAAGTAAAGTATATTTCTATCCTGTAGGAGCTGATCTAGTTCTAATTGATCCTGAGAATGACGAAGGGTGGACTATCGATTCTGGAAATACACTAACACAAATAACTGATGCAGATTTTCCAAGTGATTTAGTGGATGGATTAGTCAATCTAAATGACTATGCTTATGTATTATCATCGGATGGTACTATAAGTAATTCAGCTAATGGCGACGCAACAACTTGGGGAGCTTTAGATTATATTACAGCAGAGCGTGATAAAGATAGTGGAATATATTTAACTAAGCATCACGATAATATAGTCGCGCTAGGCTCAAAAACCTGCGAATTCTTTTATGACAACGCCAATGCAACAGGAAGTCCGTTAGCACGCCGACAAGATATTTTTCATAATGTAGGATGTGTTTCTGGGGCTGGTGTTTGGGAAACAGGCAATATTATTCTTTTTCCTGGAACAACTCCGGAGGGGGGAGTTGGTGTATACAAACTCGAAAATTTTGGGCTTACAAAAGTATCTCCTCCTGGTTTAGATGTATTTCTTACTAATTATCTTACTCGCGAAGAGGGCTACTTAATTGGTAGTGGTATCCCCGGCCAAGCTAAGGCTTTATATTTCCTCACAGCTTATAAACTTGTTTCCGGAGTTATAACTCCTAGTTATACTTTTATATTTGATACAACCACAGGATTTTGGTATTTAGCAGGAACCAATTTAGCAGAATTAGGAGATTCTGTTTCTATTCCAATTATTTCCTGGTCATTTGCATTAGGAAGTGATGTTAGACTTGGCGAAGGAATATTAAGTAATGGAAACCTAATCACTGTTTATGACGACTTCTTACCTGTAGATAGACAGAGTGGTTCAATTTATGTTTTAGGTGGTTATGTGGATGCAGACTACGTCGAGCAAGCAGAAGAAATATCCGTTAATCAAACTCTTAAAATACGTACTGGACACATGGATTTTGGAACTACCAAGTATAAGTATTGTAATAGACTTTCTATAGCTGGAGATTATATAGAAGAGACTGCTGGTTCTGCTCCATCAGCAGATGCTAATCAGATGATAATTCGATGGTCGGATTCGTATTCAACTGATTCGTCATTTGACACCTATAGTCCTGAACTTATTCAGAACTCAGCAAGATTATTTTCTGATTCTAATTTATGGTCATATACGACAGGAGACTGGATTTTTGCTGATAATACTGCAACGTGTGTTCCTTCTGGGAGTAATCTTATTTATGGTGGATTTCCAGTAGGAGTAAGTTCGACAGGAACATTGCCTAATACTCCGTTTCATCTGTTTCAATCCGGACGAGATTATGTTATCACTTTTACATTATCGAATGTAACAGCAGGTAATATAACTGCACGAATAGGGTCTTCGGATAGCGGGACCACTAGGTCTAGCAATGGAACTTATATAGAAACTGTAGCTTGTACATCAAGTACATCTACATTTACATTTGTTCCAGACTCAGATTTTGATGGATCGGTTTCAAATTTAACGATAAGAGAAACTCCTACTGGGAGAAGGATAAATACTTACAAGAAAAGTAAGTTGACTAGATGCGGCAGATTTAGTCGCAGGAGTTTTGAACTTGAATATACAACAGCTAAGCCTTATAGGCTAGAAGCTATTGAACTTGCATTATTGTCAGGTACCAAATAATGGCTATCTTAGGGCTTGAGCCGCCACAACTTGAAGGAGAATCATCGAAGCTTATTTCGTGGGTGCACCGATTATATGATTGGGTGGTTGGTACTAAGTGGTATACGCCAACTTTACTTAACTCGTGGGTTGATCTTGGTGGCGAATATCAGGGTGCAAGATACAGAAAAGTTGGTGGTATTGTTGAATTACAAGGCCTAATAAAAGACGGTACAACAACTAACGGCACTACATTATTTACATTACCTCAAGGCTATAGACCAACTAAGCGATTAATTTTTATAAGTGTACAATACCAAGCAGATCCTTATGATGTATTAATATATCCTGATGGAAGTGTAATTATTAATTACGTTACTACTAGTGTTTGGTTATCGTTATCCGGAATATTTTTTAAGGCAGAACAATAATGGTCACAATTGTAACAAGACTAGGTAAAGGCTCTGCCCTTACTTATCAAGAACTTGATGATAACTTCACTAATATTAATACAGTACTTGTTACTGCGTCTGATTCAGCTGAGGGGTTTGTAGAACTAGCTACGAATGCCGAAGCAGCTACTGGTACAGCTACAAATCGAGCTCTAACACCAGCTAATTTAACATACGTTTTAACTAACGGTCCTACTATAACGGGCGGAACTTCGTCTGCTCAAACAATATCGGATTATGGTTTAACCTATAATTCACATGGATCTACAGGTGCAACTGAGACAATAGATCTTGAGGATGGTAATGTACATGGAATTACTTTAGATTCTAATTGTACTTTAACCTTTTCTAATCCTCCGTCCTCAGGCACATATGGTCAATTTAGATTAATTGTTACTCAGGATGGTACTGGTTTCCGGACTATAACTTGGCCTGGATCAGTTATATGGAACGTAGGCGTAGAACCCACATTAAGTACAGCTGCTGGTTCTGTTGATGTGCTTGATTTCTATACTGTAAATGCAGGTACTTCTTGGGTTGGATCATTATCAATTTTGGATGCTTCATAATGTTATTTAATGGTTCTGGTTTGAAGATAACTGAGTGGAAATCTCCAGGATTAGCTGATAATGTTGCTATCGGAGATAATCCGTGGAACAATCCATCTAATGTTTTAGCAGCTGATACTACTTATGCAACTTCTATTATAAGTACGGCCCTTGAAAACACACAACGCTTAAGGACACAAAATTATAATTTTTCTATTCCTGCATCTAGTATTATAAGCGCAGAAATAAAAGTAAAGGGATATAAAATAGCAGGTTCATCAAATGAGCTTCAGTTGTATTTATTAGATGAAACTGGTTCTCTTATTTTCGGAGAAAAACGACTTAATTTTACAGGAACAGATGCTACTTATACAGTTGGCGGTTTCGATAGATGGTCAACAGAATTGACTTTGTCTCAGGTTACAAATACAAATTTCGGTTGTATTGCATTCGCAACGGGCGAATACCTTGTAAATCTTCCATCAACGTGGTATGTTGATCATATACAAATGCGTCTTTATTATATTTAATTGGAGAATACAATGGGTTTATTAGGTGGATTAGGAGATTTGGTAAGCGGTGTTACTGGAGGAATAACAGGTCTTTTAGGGGCGCACGGATCAAAGCAAGCAACAAAACAAGCCCGCACTGGTGTGGAAGCGGCTATGGGCTATACACAAGAGGGCATGGATAAATCTGTTGAAGCGTTACAGAACTCCTATGATACACAAACTGAATTAATGTCACCGTATATTCAATTAGGAAATACAGGCATATCTGGATATGAAAAATCTGTTTTAGGATATGATCCTAGACCGTTTCACTATTATGGAACTGTACAAACCTCTGTCAAAGATCCAAAATACTCACTAAATTCTCTTCCGTCTGTGAATGGAAGTTTGGACGGTTTACCACAAGTTAATACATCACTAGGAAATCTTCCCGGAATTGATAATTCCTTAGGCAATACTCCTAATATAGATAATTCATTGGGATCGTTGCCTCGTTTTTCATTTGATGCTTCGCAATTAGGATCAACTGATTCATATAATTTCCGTCTGAATCAAGGATTGCAGGCTGTTGACAGACAAATGGCAGCAAGCGGTTATAAGCTTAGTGGAAATAGGGTAGCAGGTCTTACTGACTACGCTCAAGGTCTGGCTTCTACAGAATATGAAAATGAGTATAATAGACAGTTCGGAGAGTATCAAGATAAGTATACTACAGCTTTAGGAGAAAACCAGCTTGGTTATAATCGTCAAGTAGATACTTACGATCGAGCAATGAATGCTAATCAAACATTGTACAATCGCCAAGTAGACACTTATGGCCGTTCTCGCGATGAGAATCAGACGGCATATAACAGACAAATGGATGTTTATGGAATAGGTCTTAATGAAAATCAATTAGGCTATCAACGACAAACTGATACATTTAATCGTGCATTAGGCGTAAACGAGCTAGGCTATAATAGAGATATTGATTTGCAGAACCTTAACTACGGCAGACAAACTGACGCGTATACTCGTGCTCTTAATGAGTACGACATGGTTCGTCAAAACCAATTACAGCAAATACAGAATTATCAAGGATTAGCTAATCTTGGTTATACTGCTGCTGGTGGTTTGAGCAATGCTAGCGGTACATTAGGTGCTAATTTATCTAATCTTTATACTGGTGGATACGATACTTTAGCAGCACAGCGCGCTGATATAGGACAAATTAATGCATCTGGTAAGTTAGGTACTTGGGGCAGTATTGGAGGCTCACTACAATCTATTGGCGATAGTTTAGGTTCTTTTTTTGGTTTATAGGAGACTAATAAATGGTTAGTGATACACTACTTTCTTTGTTGGCTCGTACGTGGGAACCTCCTCAACCTAGAAGTTTAAATCTAGAGCGCAAACGCTTGGAAAGAGCTCAAGCAGCATCAACTGAACAGGCGACATCTGAGGCTAAGGAAACAGCTCCTTTTCGAGTTGAAGGCATCAAAGACGAAGCTGCTAAACAGAAGGATTTATCTGACAAAAGAAAACTTGCTTCAATGTTGCAAAATGTAGGAGACTATAAGTCTTATAACGATGCGACATCGGCTTTCTTTAACAACACGTATCCAAACCTAGATCCTCAAGAACGCAAGGATAAGTTGTTGTCTTGGGGACTTGAACCTATATACTCCAGCCGCACTAAGCAAAACATTCAAGCTATTGAAGACGAAGTCGTAAATGATGTAGATCAGCGTAAAGCAAAAGATTTACTTGATTACGAGTACGGTTTAAAAAATATGCTTGAAGCTTTAAAGCTTAAGTTTGATCCTGATATTTATAAAAGTAATCGAGCTAAGCTTGCTAACGATTATCAAGTCGCTATGGCTAGAGGCGATACAGCCGTTGCAGCCGTAACACAACAGTACTTAAAAGCTCTTGATCAAGAAGAACGAGCTAATGCGCGTAAGGCTGAACAAAATGAACTAGCTTCAAGTATGAAGGACGCTTTTCCAGATTTAGGGGCTGTGGACTCTTCTGGCAATCCAGAATATGACGTAGATCAAAGTTCATACTTGGTTACACAAAAAGATTTTGAACAAGCCATCAAGCGGTATAAGGACTTTGATAAAGCTAAACAATATATTCAACGTAAATGGATACTCGATAGCACAGGCATTTTTGGTGGGGGTAGAGTATTTCGTCCTCGAACTGAGGAAGAACTAAATGATTACGATATAAGTGAGGCACTGGCTGCGCCTGATAATATTCAAGATGTTTCTGAACTGTATCAATACTTAAATTCGATTAATTTTAAATAGTCCATATTCCTATGCCTATTACAAAACAAACTATTTCTCTAATTAATAATCTTCCAGATGAAGCTAAGCAAAAACTTAAGCTTAAGCTAGAGGAGCGCTTAATCGCTGAAGGTAAAATGGATACTCCTAGTAGCATGGAGAAATTAAAGTTTGGTTTTAAAAGAGCAAAAAATCTTACTCAGAATATATTTGATATCTCTCAACAGAACTCATTGCAAGATGAGTACTCCAGGCAGGCTAGATCAAGCCACCTAGAAAAACTTACTGCTGGTATTGAAAATAAGGCGCTTAAAGATTTGTCTATGTCTGTGTTAAGTTCTCCTGGAAGTTTTACAGGAGCTTTAATGCAGCCCACAGCTAGGTTTCCTATGGAAGCCCAGAAGCAAGCAGAAGCAGATCAATATAAAGAAGCAGTGCGCCAAAAACAACAATATCAACATGAACAAATGCTCCAAAAAGAGTTTGCAAACATCTATGGTACACGATGGCAAGATTCTTGGGAAGCTACTTTAGGTGGTTTTGGAAAGGTAGTTGCAGATCCTTCTACAGCACTTCCAGTAGGAAGTGCCGCTACATCTATCTATAAAATAGCACTTGCATCAGGGTCTCTGGCTGCTTTCGATCAAAGTGTATTTGATTTAGCACGCTCCGGACAAATAGATCCGGAATCCTCTGCTGTGGCTTTTGGTTTGGGTGCTATTGCTGGTCCCTTATTGATTAAGGGCGGCTACCACTTTACTAAGTGGATTACTGGAAAGATGAGAGACGGTGTTCCAGTAACAGCTGAGGACATGTCGCGTCAATTAGAGAAATACGATATAAAAGACGCTGATCCGAAAGCTTTGGCTGAAACGGTTAATTCAAAATTAAATCTTAACAATAAAGGATCGACAGCTTTAGTTCCTAAATCCAAGACAGCTAGTACTGAGCTAGTTCCTGAATTAAATACTATACAACAGCAAGCGTTACCTCCTCCGGCAAAGCGTTTGCCTGCTCCTAGTGAAACTTCGCAAAAAGCGTTGACATATGAAAGTGTTAAGGAATTTAAGCAGCTAGAAGATTTTCTTGCGAACTACTCGAAAAACGCTAAAACAATTAGAGCTCTTTCAGATGCTGGTACAGCCGAAGAACAAGCTCTTCAGCGTACTAAATTGCTTAAAGATATTGAATTACAAGAAGTTGGTAGAGTCGAGGCACCAGAAGTTCCGGCTGTCTTACGTCCTAAAAAAGAACTACCCGCATTGCCTTCTCCTGAAATGTTTGATAAGGCTTCCAGACTTATTGATAAAGAAGATGAGGCTGCTGTTGCCTTTCTTAAACAACAAGCTGGCGGCGATCCTACTAGATCGCCCGGAGCTTCAACAGATCTTCCTTTGATATTTAAAAATCAAGCTGGGAATATAAGCAACAATTTGTTAGCTCATATGGGAGCAGCAGGGTTAGGTGCTGCTGTTGGTTATAAGATGGATGGTCCAGAAGGCGCTATTGTAGGAGCTGCTATAGGTTTAGGGTTGCCGTGGACGGCTGGTAAAACCTATAAGGTTTTAGGAAAGACATCTCAATATCTTAAGAAGAATCTTCATGAATTCTCCGAGGCTGTTGCTAAAGATAATTATTGGGGATATAAGATTGCTAGCCCACAGCGTCAATTAAGAGCTTTTGGGAATGTTGGAGAGGTTATAGCTAAGAAATTAGACCAAGCAGAAATGGACGTTCAAAAGCTTGGCACAACTATGATGTTGCCTATATCTAAACGTCTTAGAACATTTTCTAAAGAAGAACTTGCTAATTTTAGTAGGGTCATGCAAGGTATTACTAAACCCATATCTAAGAAAGTGGCGGATCTTCGGGCCATCACTAAAGCACAGTTCGATCACATTTTGAATCATGCTGTACGACGCGGCATGATGAGTTCAAATCAAGCTGCTGCTTTTTCTAAAAAACCTTATTGGCCTCGTGTCTATAATGATCCTTACCTTGCTACCAAGGAAGGGAAATCTCTGTGGGTGGATACTTTAACTTCTCAGCAATTTGATAAGCTAGATGCTGAAAATATATTAGAGCACATCACGCATGGCAAGGTTGGGGAACTTGGAGATTTCTTTAGTTTCAAAAATGGCAAATACATTATGACCCGAGACGCAGCCTTAAAGCTGCTATCGAAGCGAAAAAACGTAGCACCTAAACAAAGATCACACCATCTTGAAAAACGAAGAGTGTTATTTCCTAAGAACGAACAACTATTAAATCCTTTCTTATTGGATGATCCTACTGTAGTCTTGACAGAGTATTTTCACGATGTCGCAAAGAGGTTTGCTTATGCAGACGAGTTCGGAGCTAATGATGAAATCTTTAACTCGTTAGCTAATACCCTTAAAAATCAACACGGAGCACATGCATTCGATGTGGCTAGTCATACTTATTATTCTTCTGTGGGCGATTCTAGAGGAATGGCAATAGCTAAGCAATTAGCTATATCTGAAAGTAGTCGGCAAATCCTTGGTTCTATAAATGCATTTGAGACACTTAAGTTATCTTTGTCACAGATACCTAATGTTACTCAAGCAACTGTATTTGGTCTTACTCAGTTAGCAAAATACAATAAGAATCCTCTTTCTTTACTTAATGCATATAGAAAGGGCATTCAAGGATTGTTTAGAAAAGAAGGTAAGTTCTCCAGGGATGCGGCGTTACGATCAGCAGCAGCTTATGAGGCTACGGTGTTGCAGGTACTTGGAGAGGGGTCTTTAAATCACAAGATCATAAACTCATTACCTAGCGTATTCGATCCGATCAACGATCCTTCATCTTTTCTTAGATCGGTAGGGTTTGTAAAGGCTGAACAATGGCAACGCATACTTGCCGCTAATATGGGCCGTGCACATTTCGAGAGTGTCATGAATCGTAAGGCGATGATCGAGGCCGGAGAGATTGGTGGTAAAGATCTGGCTAAACAACAAGCATGGGTTAAGAAGGCTTTAGACGAACTTGGGCTAGACTCTAACAAATCTGTAGGAGAGTTTACAGAAGGCGATGCACTACAAGCTATGCACAAGTTCTCCAATATTGTGAACTTTACTAATGATATGAGTAAGTTGCCTCTTGCTTGGCGAGGACCTTATGGTCGCCTGTTTACTAAGTTTAAATCATTCGCGTTTAATGCAGGGAAATTTATTAAAGATAATGTTGTTAAAGAAGCCCTTGATGGGAATTTTATGCCGTTAGTTACATACCTAACTGTTAGTACTCCACTAGGAATGGGAGTCGATGAACTAAGACGAACAATAACCGCAGATGATCGCGAATTCACTATGACGGAACGAGTACTTCGTGGTATGATTGCTGTTGGAGGTATTGGTATTGCTATGGATATATTTAGTGGTTTAGCTTCAGATAATCCTGGACGTGCTGTAGGAGCTTTGTTAGGTCCAGCAGCAGGCGATGCTACTAATCTTGCACGTAGTACAGTACAGGCTACAGAGTCTAAATCTGTTAAGCCTATAGCTAGGGCTGCTGTGCAGATGGTTGGTGGATTTCCTTTAAAACAAAAGCTATTGGATGAATTACGTGTAATCCACAAAGCTAAGAAAAGAGGAAGAAATGCTTCGCGATCTTCAGGAAGATCTGCAAGTAGAGGAGGCCGCTAATGGCATGGCAACAACCAGTTATTGTAAGTCTTCTAAGTTTACTTGTTGGAAGTACCGCTACTCAGGTTTTTGTAAAGAACACTCCCGATATAGCTGCTGTAAAAACTGTAACTACCGTTAATGCTAAAGCTATTGAAAAGAACGAGAAGAAGATTGATCAAGACATGAATAGGATTCAAGATTCTCTAAACGCTATCTTAGTTAGGTTAAACATTCCACTAGTAGTTGAAAAACCAAAACAATAAATTCAAGACAAAAGAAAGGCCCCAATTAAGGGGCCTTTTTTATGCTCATATAAAACTAGCCTAAGATTATATCTCGCATTGATTACCAGTGCAGGCTAACTCTTGAATACCAATAGTACCATCTTCTAGTTCTACAATGTTATCCCAATCAATACCAGAAGGCATTCTACTAAGTACTTCATTGTATTGTTCTTCTGTACACTCTTGATATGGGGCTTGTTGATATACGTGATCTACCCAAGGTAGGAAGGATACCCCACAATTGTTATCAAAATTCTCGTATACCCAAGCACCAACTTTAAACCACTCATCTTCTTTAACAGATACAGTTATAGATGGGTTGTGCTCACACCAGAAATCATGATAAATTTTCCATAGGTTTAAGTGATCAACAGCAGATATATCTTTACGAGTTAGCGCGCCTTCTGGCGCTTTACAAGGAAAACTAAACACATAGTTGTGATCAGGCTTAGTAATATCATCTTCTACAGGAAATCCTTGTTCTACCATGAATTTGGCAATAGGATCTTTTTTATCACACCTTACAGTCCGTATGTAGTACGGACTATGTCTAGTATGAATGCCACTAGAAGAATCAACAAGCTGGCTGACGGTTCCACTAGGCTTAACGCAAGTGATAGCAGCAGAAGGATTAATACCAAGTTTTTTTGCCCATTCTTTGTTAGTATCAATAGCTACTTGTTTTAAAATACCTAATAGCTTCACAAGAGCTACGCTAGAGTCAGTACCATTCATTAATGGATGGTCCATAATGCCAGTGAGACTTACGCCAAGCAATGCTTCTTCTTCAGTATTAGTTCTCCACTCTTTCCTTAAATACCTGAAGTTTGTCTGTGTGGCTTGGAGGGTTCCAAGTATCGTAGCAAATCGCACCTTTGTTTTAAGTTCCTCAAAAGTGTCTGTTGGTCTGACAACAACTTCTGTAAGATTGCAGAACTGCTTGGATCTGAGGATGATTTCACCACAAGGATTTGTTCCAAATTCTCTAATAGAATCTCTGCGCTCGTTTTTAGCAGCTTGCTTCTGTGCAGCAACTCTATTAAATATTCCTCGTTCACCTGATTTTGAGTCATATAATGATTTCCACTCTTTTAGAAAAACACCCATTCCTGGAGTTTCAGTATAACAAGCAGAATTGTTAGCGAGGGCACGTTGCCCATCATCTTCCCACCACTTGCCTGTTTTAGCCTCTCTCATACGATCGTCAGACAGATTACTCAACGAAATGAGAGCGCTTCTACGGACTCCTCCAACAACCACTATATCAGCTATCTTACATACCAGATCGTGGCACTCAAGCGACGTGAGACGTCTTCCAGCGGCATTCTGGAACAAAGAGACCGTAAACTTAAATAAATCGTCCAGAGGAGCAGGTCCCGAGGACCTTCCACCAAAAGTCTTTAGGCGCTCTCCAGCACCACGTAGATTAGAAAGATCCCAATTAGGAATGTGTCCAATCCACAACATAGACAGAAGTTCCCTAAAAGACTTAGCCCATCCGATCTTAGAATCCGGAACTGTGA